CGGCAAAGCGGTTCCGCTGGGGAGAGGAGGAGCAACGAAATGAGTGAGCGTTCGGCGGCAGCCGGAAGCGAGGGATATGCAGCTTGCTCCGACGACGGACAAGTCTCACGTGAGACAGGAAAGGAGGGGCAGGCGTGAAGGCTGTTCAGGACAGCGTGGCAGCGTATTTGCAGGCGTGCACGGGCGTCCGCACCGTGGCGGATCGGACGAGAGTGCGGGGGGAATACCCCCTGCTGGCGGTGTCCGTCCGGGAGGACGGGACGGTATTGGTGGACGGCGGACGGCAGGCAGAGCACACCTACCGGGTGACGGTCTCCGCCGCATCCGACCGGGAGCGGGAGGTCAACACCGCCCTGCTTTCCTCCCTGACGCCGGTTTTGCTCCGGGGCGTTCCCATGGGGGAGCGGACGCTGCATCCCTTGGAGGTGAAAACCGAGGGGGAGACGCTGACGTTCACGGTGGAACTGTGCGTGCCGCTGCCCCAGCCGGAGAAGCCCGGCATGGAGCCGCCGGGACGCATGGCGACTCTCAATCTGGACATTTGACAAGGAAATCTTTGAAATTTGGAGGTATTTATGGGTCTTCCTGAAATTTTTATCAGCTTTCAGACGGCGGCTGTGTCCGCCATCACCCGTTCCGCCAGGGGCGTGCTGGCGGTGGCGGTGAAGGACGCCACCGCGGGCGGCGCGACAGAGGCCGCGTACAAAAGTCTGGCGGAGGTGCCGGAGGACAAGTTTTCCCCTGAAAACTACCGCCTGCTGAAGCTGGCCTTTTTAGCCGCCCCCACCAAGGTCTGGGTGCTGCGCGTGGGCGAGGACGCGGAGAAAACCTATCAGGCGCTGGAGCGTCTGCGCTTTGACTGGCTGGCCGCCCCCGGTCTGGAGGACGCGCGGGTGATGTCCTTTATCAAGACCCTCCGAAACGGCGGGCGGGGCGTGAAGGCCGTGGTGGCCAACGCCACAGCCCCCGACTGCGAGGGCATCGTGAACCTGTGCGTGTCCGGCCTGACGCTGGAGGACGGCGCGATGGAGGCAAAGGATTACGCCGTCCGAGTGGCGGCACTGCTGGCGGCACTGCCCCTGACCCGCTCCGCCACCTACGTCAACCTGCCGGAGGTGGTGGGTTGCGACGCACTGGCCGAGCCGGACGCGGACGTGGACGCGGGCAAGCTCATCATCGTCCCCGGCCGGGAGGGCTACCGTCTGGGCCGCGCGGTGAACTCCCTGACCACGCTGACCCCGGACAAGGCCGCGCCTTTCCAGAAGATCAAGATCGTGGAGGGCATCGACCTGATCCGCGGGGACATTGCCAAGGCCTTCGAGAGCGGCTATGTGGGCAAGGTGCTCAACGATTACGACAACAAGCTGCTTCTGGTGACGGCCATCAACGCCTATCTCAAGGGGCTGGAGGGGGATGTGCTGGACAAGACCGCCGACAACCGGTGCTTTGTGTCTCTGTCCGGGCAGAGAAGCTATCTGGAAGCCAGAGGGACGGACACCTCCGACATGAAAGACACCGACATTCTGAAGGCCAACACCGGCAGTCAGGTGTTTCTGGAGGCCAAGCTGACCTTCTGCGACGCCATGGAGGATCTGGCGCTGGTCATCTCCATGTAACCATCGGACAGAACGTGAAATAGGAGGAACGTATGAGTAATTTACAGGCAAACCGCACCCTCTCCGGCTCCTTTGCCGAGGTCTGGGTGGACGGCGCGCGCATCGCCGAGCTGTCCCAGCTGACGCTGACCGTCAAGGTTCAGCGGGAGAAAGTCCAGTTCGGCATGGACGTGGATTCCAAGATCACCGGCTACGCCGGCGAGGGCACCATGACCCTCAAGCAGGTCTACACCCGGTTCTACGAGGTGCTGGAACAGGCCAAGCGGGGCCTTGACAAGCGCTGCACCATCACCACCGCCCTGAAAGACCCGGACGCCGCCGACGGCGGCGAGGAGCGGTACAGCATCGACAACGTGGCGTTTACCGAGCTGCCCTTCATGAACTACAAGATGGGCGAGGTGAACCAGCAGAAGCTGCCCTTTACCTTCCGGCCCTCCGATCTGGTGTGCCTGGACAGCATCCGGGCCGCTGACTGATGGCGCTGGCGGACGTCCTGCGGGAGCGTGTCTCCCGCAGGGGCCGCACCGCTGAGGTGGCGTGCGGTCTGCTGGGGACGGTGACGGTGGAGGCTCTGCCGCCCAGAGAGTGCGCCGCTCTCGGGATGCGGGACGGCGGACGGGCGCTGCTTTACGCCGCCTGCCGGGACTTGCAGACCGCCGGGGAGACTTTGCGCAGGGAAGGGCGGCTGTTCACCCCTGCCGAGGTGACGGCCTATGTGTCCGACGAGGAGGCGGCGGCCGCCGCCCGGACGGTTCTGGCGCTCAGCGGCGTGACGGCGGACGGAGACGGCCCATCGACAAAAAGCGCGGAAGTCCGACATGAGGACGTGCAGAAGGACGGGGCGCATTTAGCGGTCGAAGCGCCGTCCGAGGAGGAAATCCGACTTGGTGACGTGCAGGAAAACACGGGTCAAAAGGCCGAAGTCCGACTTGGTGACGTGCGGAACGATGGGCCTTATTTTGCGGCAAAAGCGCCGGTTGCGGGGGAATTCCGACTTGGTGACGTGCAGGAAAACGGGGATCTTACGGGAAAAGTCCGACATGAGGACGTGCGGAAAAAGGCGGTTCAAAAGGCGGAAATCCGACTTGAGGACGTGCGGAAACCGGACGGCACAGCGGCAGATGGACAAGTCTCACATGAGTTTTTCGGCGGGGACGGTTCAGACCGGACAGACCCTATCTTGGGTGGTGTTTCCGATTTTGTACCACAAAATCTTGCGTTGTCCGAGGAAAATGACCGGTTTTCAGCACCTTTGGAACTGTCCGGGAACACTGAGGAAGTGTCCGGGCGAGGGTCGAATCTGCACGAAAACAAGTCGGAAGTCGGAGAAGCGCTGCACGAAAAGAAGTCGGATTTGACGGCGGAGAGACGGGAGGGCTTGCACGAAAGCAAGTCGGAAGTCGGGGAAACGCTGCACGATATGAAGTCGGAATTGACGGCGGAGAGACGGCAGGGCTTGCACGAAAGCAGGTCGGAAGCCGGAGAAGCGCTGCACGAAACGAAGTCGGAATTGACGGCGGAGAGACGGCGTGGTCTGCACGAAAGCAGGTCGGAAGTCGAGGAAGCGTTGCACGAAACGAAGTCGGAATCGGTGGAGCGGTTCGCCGAGGGACTGCTGGAGGGCCTGCGCCGTGCCGCCGCTGTGAGATAGGGGGTTTTCTATGAATACCAGAACCGTTTTGCTTTGGCACAACAACGGTGAGGAGCGCATCTACTTTACAGTCAATCCCGCCCGTCTCACCGTCACCCGGCCCAATGAGAACCGGGTGCGGAGCCTTGCCATGGGCGGGACGGTGAATATCTGGGGCGGCCGGGGTCTGCGGGAGGTCAGGCTGACCACGTTCCTCCCCAGCGCCTACTCGCCGTTTTTTGACGGAAAGGAGCCGGAAAGCATCCTCGCCATGCTGAAAAGCTGGCAGGATTCCGGAGACCCCGTGCGGCTCATCATCTCCGGCAGCGACATCAACGACGCGTTCCTCATCGAGGACGTATCCGAGACGCTGGCGGAGGGGGACAGGGACGTGGGGCTGACTGTGACACTGCGGGAGTATAAATTCAAGTCGGCGCTGGCGGCTCTGGCCGGGGGGAGCGGCGGAAGCGGCACCGCCCCTGTCCGCAAGCGGACGGACGAGCGGGTCACACCCCAGACCTACACCGTCAAAAAGGGGGACACCCTTTGGGACATTGCCTGCCGCTTTTACGGCGACGGGACGAAGTGGGGGCGCATCGCCGCCAAAAACGGCGTGACGAACCCCCGGAAACTGCAGATCGGAAAGGTGCTGACGCTGTGAAACTGCTGATCGGACAACAGATGGTCATGCCCGCCCTGGAATCGGTGCGGCTGGGCAAGACCCGGAACGAGGCGGCGGCGTGTCTCACCGCCACGGTGTTCATCGCCCCGGCGGACACCTACTTTTTGAAACTGTCCGTGGCGGTGGGGGATGTGGTGCGGCTGCTGGATGACGGCGGGAAGGAAATTTTCCTTGGCAGCGTCCATGAACTTGACCGAACGCCGGAGGCCGTGACCCTGACGGCCTATGACCGGGGCGTGTATCTGACCCGGAACGAGCTGTACGGCGTGTACGCCGGGACGGGGCGGAGAATCGCCAGAAAGATCGCCGGGGAACTGGGCGTTCCGCTGGGGGCCGTGGAGGACGATGGCCTTTACCGCACCATCGTCACCGGGCCGGGGGAGTCCGCTTTCTCCATCCTGCGCAGAGCCGTGGGGGAGGGGCGGGAGATCGCCGTCCGGGACGGGGCGCTGACCGTGACGAAGGGGGGCGGCGGGGCCGTTCCCCTGAAGCCGGAGCGGGTGCTGGAGGTCTCCGGGCGGGCGTCCATGGGGCGCATGGTGAACCGGGCCGTGGTGACGGGCCGGAACGGACGTGTTCTCGCCGCCGCCCAGAATACCGGGGATATCACCGCCTGCGGGCGGTTCCAGCGGGTGATGGGAAAGAGCGGCGATCCGCAGGCGCAGGCCAGGGCCGCGCTGCGGCGGCGCAGCCTGTCCGCAAGGGTGACGGTGCTGGGGGATCTGTCCCTCCGGTGCGGCGGGCGGGTGGAGGCCCACCGGCTCCAATGGGGGTTGGAGGGGGTCTATGACATCACCGCCCACGAGCACCGCTGGGAAAAGGGCGTGTTTACCACGTCGCTGAGTTTGGAGGGAGTTGAGACATGAACGTTTACAGTGAACTGCTGGAACTGCTGACGCCGGAGCGGAAGGACGCCCCGGCGGGGCTGTTCGGCACGCTGACGGCGGTTTCGCCGCTGACCGTTACCGTCCGGGGGACGGCGCTGACCGAGGGGCTGTTTTATCTCCAAGGGACGGTATTCTGTGAGGAGGACATCGGCAGGGAACTGGCGCTGCTGTCCTGCGAGGAGGGTTTTTGGATCCTCGGCTTTGTGGGAGGTGGGGGCGCATGATCTTTCCCGATTGGGGCACAGCCCCCGACACCGCACCGGAGGAAACGCTGCCGCTGTTCCGGGAGTGGGCCGTGGACTGGGAGAACCGGTGCTTTGCCCTGCGCCGGGGAGAGCCGTATTTAGTCAGCGGGGACGAGGCGTTGAAAATTTGGGTGACACGGGCGCTGCGGCCGGAGAGCCAGCGGTTCCGCTATACCGCATGGTCGGCGGACTACGGCAACGAGCTGACGCTGCTGCTGGGCGGCTGTGTGGATCAGGGGATTCTGGAAAGTCAGGTGCGGCAGTATGTGCGGGACGCACTGCTGGCGTGTCCCTATATCCGGGAGGTGGACGGGTTTTCCTTCTCGAAGAAGGGGAGCCGGGTGGAGGCCCGGTTCACCGTGCACACCGTCTATGAGGAGTTTACCCAGAAAACGGAGGTTTCGATCAGATGACCAAGGAAGAAATGCTGCGGCTGCTGACAGCCGCCTACACCGGCCCCGGCAGCGCCGCCGAGGGCACCTTTGCCGGAGACGTGCTCCGTGCCTGCGCCGACGGGATGGCGCAGCTTTGGAGCATGGAGATCGACGGACTGGAACGGCGGGCCTTTGTGTCCTCCGCTGTGGGGGAGTGGCTCACCGCCGTATGCGCCGACCGGGGGTGCGTCCGCAAGGAGGGGGAGACGGACAAGGAACTGCGCGCCCGGACGCTGGCGGCGCTGGCCGCAACCCCCGCCTCCGGCAACGCCGATCACTACGCCGCATGGTGCGGACAGGTGGCGGACATCCTGCGGGTGAAGGTGCTGCCTTTGGCAAGAGGAAACGGCACCGTGGACATTGTGGCGGTGGGCCGGGAGGGGAAAGCCCCCGGCGAGGCCGCTATTCGGGAGGCCCAAGCCGTCGTGGACCGGGAGCGGCCCGTGGGCGCGGACGCAAGGGTCATTGCCGCCGCTGAGACGGCGGTGAACGTGGCGGCGTCTGTGACGCTGATGGACGGCGGCAGCTTAGAGGGCGTGAAAACCGCCTTTTCTCAGGGGTTGACCGCCTTTTTCCGGGACAACGCCCTGCGGACGAGGGTGGTCAGCCACGGCAAGGCCCTGCGTCTGCTGCTGGACTGCGCGGGCGTGGCGGATGTGTCCGGCTTCACCATGAACGGAAGCGGCGACAGCCTGACGCTGCAAGAGGGCGCTGTGCCTGTGGTGGGCACGCTGACGCTGACGGAGGTGAAGGCATGAGACTGCCGGAGTTTTTGACGGAGCTTTCCCCCGTCCGGGAGACACTGGCGGCGCTGGAACAGGGGGAGAACGCCATGGCGGAGGCCGTGGCGGAGAAGAACGGTCAGGTGTGCGTGGAGACCGCCACCGGAGGGCTGACCCTGTGGGAGCGAGACTACGGCCTGCCCGTCCGGGAGGGGGCCGCGATGGAGGATCGCCGTGCCGCCGTCCGGGCCGCCATGCTGGGAGGGCGCACCCTGACCCCCGCCTTTTTGAAGGAGCTGTGTGTCACGCTGGGCGGCGGCGACCGGGGCGAGGTGGAGGAGGACTTTGCCAACTGGCACGTCACGGCGCTGACCGTGGGCGAGGGCCGTGTTCCGGCGGATATTCCGGCCCTGAACCGGGCGGTGGAGCGGCTGAAACCGGCCCACCTGTCGGTGACGGTGCTGCCCACGGCGGACTTGACGGCACGCCGCTGGGAGGCGGTCACCGGCGGCGTGATGATGGAGGTTTGGGGGTAAAAAAACGAGGGGAAACAGGCGAAGCACCGCCGGGGGAGATTTGTGCGACGGTAGGGAAGGGTGTGTGCGGGAAACCCAAGAGAGGTTTCCTGCACCATTGAAATCAAATATTTTCAGAACTTTTACAAGTTCTGAAAATAAGGGCAACGGGGAGAAAAGATTTTTTCGACCCGTTGCGCCCCCGGTTTTCGGGGGCAAAGCACACGGAAACCGGCTGGGCCGACGGTGGAAGGCGAAGCGCCGCCGGGGGCGGATGTACGCGGAAAAGGGAGATCAAGACCTCTTATAAGAAACCTCCCCGGCCGAAGGACTGAAAAGCCGCCATTTGGCGGCTTTTCTCATGGTTTCCTGTCTTTTGGAATCTGCGGTATTGGTTTTTGGTGTACCAACACATTTTGCAAAAATCCAGTTTTCCCATGCGCTTTGTTTGGTGAGCTGCTTGCTGCCTACAGCCGCATGGATCGCTGACGCTGGCCACCCTTGTCTGCAAGCACACTGGGGAGGCGTACTACCAACGCCCGGCTGCGCTTGACGGCTGCCTGATGCGATGATAGAATGCGCTTGAACGCTATCTGAGAGGAGATAGGACATGAGCAACTTGCCCCAAGAGGATTACGATTACGCCGAGGTCATCGGCCGCAACCTGCAGCGTCTTATCAACGAGCGCGGAACCACGCAGGCCGCCATCGCGCAGAAGCTCGGCATCGCCCGTTCGGGCATCAACAAATACGTGCAGGGCGTATCGTCGCCCAGTCCCCGGAATATCGTGCGCATCTCACGGGCGCTCGGCGTCACCGCCGACGAGCTGCTGCGTGTAGACAGCGCTCTCCCGCAGGATGGGGAATGGAACCCGCGTGACTATATTACGGACAACGTCGACAAACTGACCGATGTTCAGGCGGACAACATCGCGGACACCATGCGAGAGTATATTACGCTCAGCAAGGCCCGTAAGCTGTTCATTGACAATGTTTAAGGCCATCAGACGCCACTGGCTGCCTATCGTAATGGTGTTGATGGTGACAGTGGGCTGGAATATAACCTACACACCCACCGGCAGCATGGAACCGACGATCAAGACGTGGCATATATACCGCTGCGTCCGATGGCCGTTTGCCCCGGAACCGGAACGCGGAGATATTATCATGTACCGCGACGGCTGGCGGGTATATTGCAAGCGGCTCATCGGACTCCCTGGCGATATCGTGTACATCCATGACGGCATCGTGGAGACGCCGGACGGCGTGCTGGAAGGGCCTGAGACGCAGCCTCCCGGCACGTGGAACGTGGGGGATGATGAGATATTTGTATTGGGCGATAACCGCGCCAACAGCCTCGACAGCCGCTATGCGGAGACGCTGCCTAAGTATCACAATATCATCGGTATTGTTCTCCCATGATGTTACACAACGATTGTTCCGTTATTGGAATGATATAAAAAATATAAAAATTTTTGTCAAAAACGCTTGGCAAACGCTTGACAAACACTCGAAAATGCGCTATACTATAATCAAAAAAGCAAGAGGGCCAGTCCACCGGCGGAAACCGGGGCAGGGCCGGCACGATTAAACCCCCGCTGACACTACAGAGGGCGGCATCGTAGTTATATCCCCATCCACCATTGCGTGGGATGAGGGTAGCTATAGTGCCGCCCTCTTTTTTTATTTCCCCCCACGCGCCGCCAGAAAGGAGAAAAACCATGAAAAAGCAGAAAAACGCGAGGGCGGCCGACTGAAGTGGGCGAAGAACCCGTTCGATGGCGGAACGCAGGTTGACGGCGATACACCTGCCGCCGTTGGGCGAGCTGCTGCAGCACATTTTGGCCTCGACGACTTCGTCGCTGCACACGCACGAGCCGCCACCACAGGGCTGTCCCGCATGATACCGGCCACAGTAAACCACATGGCCCGATGCATCGGCAGCTGGCACACGCAGGACGAGGTGATCGCCATGGGCATAAACGACCTGCCGTATGTGCAGTACTGCACTATGGACTGCGCTGCATTCGATGAGAGGGACTACCCGACGTTCATCGAGATAGCAAGCTCTATATCGTACGTGGCCGTCGCGTCGTACAAGTACTGCGTGGAACGTATGAACAAGGACGAAGTGACGGCGTGGATAAACCAGAACGTCACATATCACCCGGAGATTGTGAGAGAGGAGCTGCTGTTATGATTGAAATGCGTATTTACGGCATCGTGCCCGACGAGGGGCCGCAGGTGTACAACATCGCGCCGAGCCTCATAACAGAGATTCTGGACGGCTGCATCCCGCAGAGTTCCTCGGAGTTCCGTGACGCATACACGGCATGGACGGAGCGGTACGCGCCGGGAGCTATGCCGCAGGAGGAGTGGATACCGGACCGCGTACCGCCGGAGTGGGCCGAGCGGTTCGAGCCGGAGGGCAAGCTGTACTTCTCCAGAGGCTCCGCTCTGATTGCCATGTGGCACGGGGACGGAATCCGGGTTATTCCGAACGTATGGGGGCCGGGAACGTGGATGATGGAAGCGTTTTGGAAGCCGCCGCAGGAGCAGTAAAATAAGAGCCCGGAGCCCCGGCTCCGGGAAATACGAGATCTCCCTGAGAGTTGTCGGGTCTGGGAGAGAGGAGGAGTCCTATGGACAATATTGTTGGATATATCTGCAGTACCCCCTGGGGCACCGTCTCGCGTACCACCCCCAGCCTTGGTTGGACGCCCGTTCTGCCTGCCATCCCCGACGGGTGGCAGGACGCCGGCACCGGCGCAGCCCCCACCGGATTCCGCATCATCGTGCGGCCCGGCACGCGTTTCCCCACCCTCTTTCCCAAGATGCCGCGCGCGGAGTTGGCGGCCGTCCACGCTCCAGACACGGAGCCCGGACGCTGGGGCGAGAACTCAGCGGGCATTGGATGAGGCGGCCTGCGTGGCGACATACGCCGCGCTGGGGCTGCCGGAAGAGGGGGAAAAAGTCAAGGGTGTACCATAAAATTTTTCCGGTGATGGCATTGAGGCGGACCCCAACCAAGGAGATCCGCCTCAATGCGTTTTCATATTTGCTTTTAGAAGAAATTAGACGAGTGAATCGTCCAGCAGGAAGTCGATGACGCCGATATTGAGAATACCGTTATCATCATACCAACGCTTGCGAATGTCATGACGCACGATGATCTTCGGGAAAGAATCGCCGGTCAGTGCGAAGGGCTTGTTCTCGGTGATGGCCTTTTCCTCCGTTCCCAATGCGTAGGCGGACTGAATGTAGGTCTTTTTCCCGCCGGAGGCGGCAATGAAATCGATCTCCCGCGCCACCGGAGCAACCTTCCCCTTGGCATTTTTCTCATTTCCGTAGACGATGCCGATGTCAACGGCGCATTCACGGATCAGTAACTCATTAAAAATGATGTTCTCCATGATGTGTGTCATCTCCTGCTGGCGGAAGCCGATACGGGCGTTTCTCAGCCCAATATCCTCGCAGTAATATTTGTTGGGATAGTCAAAATAGCTCTTGCCCTTGACATCCCAGCGTTTGCATTCGGTGAAGAGGAAGGAGTCAGACAAATGATCCATATAGGCTTTGACGGTGTTCAGGGCAACGACATTCTCACCGCTGCGCTTCTGCACGGTGTTGATGGTGGCTGCAACCTTCGTTGGATTGGTCAGAGAACCGATGGACGAACACAGCAGATCAAGAATGGCAGACAGCACATCCTCCCGCTTGATCTTCTTCCTTTCTACAATGTCCTTCAGATAGACCTCGGAAAAGAGAGATTTCAGATAAGCCATCTTCGCGGCGTCGTTGGGGCGGGAGAGGATCAGCGGCATACCGCCGTAGAAAGCAAACTCATCAAAAGCGTCCTGCTTGTCACCGCCAACAGCGGAATAGTATTCCGCAAAGGAAAGCGGATGCACACGGATCTCATCGCTGCGCCCCCGGAACTCCGTCAGGATGTCCGAGGACAGCATTTTGGAGTTGCTTCCGGTCACATAAATGTCTAAGTTGGACAAGGATTTCAAATCGTTGAGCGCATCGTAGAAAGTGATCTTCTTCCCGTCTGGATTGTAGGGATTCGGAACTTCGTCGGACATTTGGATCTCGTCTACAAAGAGATAATATTGGTCTGCGCTGTGTTCTACGATCTCGCGGACATGAGACGCAAGCTCCAACGGATTGCGATAGCGAATATCATGGGTCAAATCCAGCTCAAAGGACAGAATGTGGTCTTCTGCAACGCCCTCACCGAGAAGGTACCTCTTGAACAGATTGCGAAGCAGATAGGACTTGCCGCATCTGCGGATGCCGGTGATCACCTTTACCTGACCATCCCACATAAAGGAGATGATTTTCTTCAAATAGCAATCTCGTTTTATTTCCATAGCCCAACCTCCATTGAAAACTTTCCGGTATTATCATGCTACTTTTCAATAGATATTATACTCCAGTACAAGAGAAAAATCAACGTTCTTACTGAAAAGTTCAAAGATAACCCCAGCAACATTTCAATGAAATAGATGAGGAAGTACACGACCATACACAGACTTTCTCAGAAAAGAGCTCAAGGACGTTGCATCGATCCATCATCCAAAAGCTACCGGTCTTTTTGATGTTGCAGACAACAAATACAAGAAAGACGCAAAATATCGAGACTACGCAGAAGTCACAGACGAAGTCTCAATATAGAATTAGCCGCATGTTTTTTTGAAAACCATGCGGCTATATAAGTTATTCAGTTAAAATTGGGTAAAAGGACAAGGACCCTGATCACTTCGGTGCAAATTAGTTCTTCCCATTTACTACCTCTAGCCCATGAATATTCTTTGAGTTCAAGTAGAGGTCCCTACCGTTTCCGCATTTATACACATTCCCGTTATTGTACGTCACAGTATACTCAGTGAGTACTATATCGCATTCTCCGTCATCACGCACATCATAGTATTTAATCGCCCCAGTTATCTGTCCATCGGAAGCGTGACCTCAAACACGGCGCCGGTTTCTCCGTTATACGCGCGGATCGTCCCTCTAT